CCGTCCCTGTCCAACGAGTCGGCGTCCACCTCGATCACGTGCAGCGTGTTGGCCGCGCTGATGTTGAAGGTGTCCGAGGTCACCGCAGTGCGCGTCAAAGCGCCTGAAGCCACAGTCCCCGTCCACTGGTAACTAAATCCCAAGGCTTTCGCGCCAGTGGCCGAAACATCCTGCGCCTGCAAAAGCGTGACCGCAGCGGTGCCGCCGGCCCACGCGCCCGAGTGAATGAGGATGGTCAGGTGGCCATAGTTCTTCATCGATACGTACTTGGCTGTCATCGCCGTGCCCGACATGTTCGACGAGCCCGGATGGACGCCGATGATTTTGGCTTTTTCTACAAGCAACATTGTGTTACCTCCCCTATCTCGCTGCCAGCGCGACGAATGGCGACAGCGTACTTGTGCTATTCTTCGGCGTCAGAGCCGAGGGCCAAAGCGGTTGGCCGTCGATCTCATAGATAAACCGGAAGCACGTCTGATCGGTCAGGAACTGCACATGGATCGAGCTCGCGGCCTGCACCGCTCCGCGATCGGTGACCGCGTACTGCGAAAAGTCGGCCAGGATGATGTCACCCAGGTCGCCAACGGTATCGCAGTACTCCACAGGGACCACCGGGCGCCCCTTGAGACGGTAAAACGGCTCTTCAGTTAGGCCCGCGCTGGGGAGGTACATAGGCACCCCGCCCGCGCCGATGACCAAGCTAAGCTGGTCCAACTGCGGCTCGACGTCTTGGTTGATCAGCCACACAGCGTTACCGCGGCTGCGCGCCCAGAGCCGCGACCACATCTTGCTGATGTTCTCGGCGACCACGGTATCCGCGGCTTGGCCGGCCTCAGCAGCGACGTCGATCCGGCATGCGGAATTCATCACGCCCAGTGGCATCCCGGCGCCGGGGCCGTTGACGATGGCGTCTTCGCTCATGAAGACGATTTCCTGCGGGACGACCTGGCTGACCACGCTCTCCAGCACGCTGGGATTGCGCAGCATCTCGCTCGTGGCATAGACCAACACGGCCAACTTATGCGGCGAAAGCCGGATTTGGGTGAACTTGGGCTGAGAAGCCGTTATAGTAGCCGCTTCTGCCACCCAATAGCCGCGCACGCCGCCCCAGCGAGAGCCCGTGGCGCGCGAAGTTTCGTCCAGGCCATTGATGACCACGCTATCAGCCTGGTCCCCAATTGCCACCCGGAAGCACCGGCTCAGCACTTGCCCTGTCTCGTACGTTCGCTTCCAGATACCCGCGCTGTACTGGGTTTCCATCAGGAAACCACCCTCAGATGGCGCGGACACGTTAGCGCCCAACGGCGCGCGCACTTCATATAGCCGCTTGTCTGCGTTTCTCGGGTCGATGGCCGCCTGCCGTACAGCCAACAGCTGGTCGCCGAGGCTCGAAAACACGGGCTGATAGGCGCCCACGTCAGTCTGTGTCGGGGGTTTCTGTCCCCCGCGCAGCTCCGCCTCGCGTTGCTGAAGCCGACTTTCGCGCTCGATCTGTTCCTGCATGGCGTCGATCTGCGCCTCATAGCCGCGGTACTCTTGGGTCTCGGCCTCGGAGAGCTCGCGGCTCTCTTGCTCGGCTTTGTCCAGCATGGCGCGGCACTTCTCGATCAACTCCTTGCGCTGTCTGCGCAACTCTTTAATGTCCATGGCTTTATACCTCCACATTGTATCGTTCATAGAGTTCTAGCTTCATCCGTCGCAGCGAGTGGAGTGCCTGCCCCGGCTCTGGCGAGTGGTCTGCCGGCCCCGGCTCATCCGAGTGCCCATCGCTGGGCGGCTCGGGCGTGTACAGTTCTTCTGGCCTCCAGGCCCGCAACCCCGCTTCTGTGGCGGGATAGGCCGGGAACGTGACGAGCGATACGTCATACAGGGCCACTTCCAGGAGCGTGCGCTCGGGCAAAGCGCGCCCATGTTCGTCCTGGATCCCCTTGCCCCATGTGTCCTTGATCGTCCGAAAACCGAACGACATCTGGTTGATGTCGCCGCGCTGGATGCTTACCATCAGATCCCGAGCCCACTGCGTATCGGGCGGCGTCACGGAAAAGCGCAGGCCCTTGGTGTCCTCGGATAGCTCCAGCGTTGCCGCTTTGGTGCGCCCCAGAACATAGTTGGGATCGTGATTCAGCAGCCCGCGCACGTCGGCCTCTTGCAGCGTCTTGGTGAAAGCGCCGGGCGCGATGCGCTCGCGGAACCCGCCCAGGTCGTTGGACCAGGAATCGAACACCGCGGCATAACCCACGATTTTCTTTTTCTCCTCGGCGCCATCGCCCTCCGCCCGTATCTCCAAGTCCGCGCCCACCATCACCAGTCGCTCGATTCTTGTTTTCATCCGTTTGCCCTTCCCCGCCGCCGCGATACAAACCAAGATCGCATCGGCGTCGCTCTTGCCAGCCTTGAGCGCCGCGTTCGCCGCGGCGACGCATTTACTCTTCTCTTCATCCGTCCAGTTCTTCGCCACCGCCGGTGGATCACTCACCGTCCACGGCATCGTTCGGCTCCGTACTCGTATCGTCGGCCACGGGCGCCGCTATCACAGGCGCGGGCTCCGGTTCCGGCTCTGCACCCATCTTCTGCACATTCATCGGCTGCCAGTACACTTGCCCCGCGCCGTCCGGAATGGGGTTCATGTTCTCCATCTCCCGGATTTCGTCGGCGTTCAGCCAGCCGTTGTTGCGCCCGATGGCATACGCCTGATACCGGCTGGTGATGTCCCCGCGCAAAAGGCCGTCTATCAGGTGCTCCACAACGTAGGAGCGCCGCTCCACCTCGTCCAGCAGGCTATTCGAGATGCGCTGTTCGATGCGCGTCAGCCAGGGCCGCAACGTGTGCACCGCAAAGCCGATGCTCTGTTGCTCGATGCCCGAGCCCCAGCTTGTGCTACGCTCCACATCGGCGATCATGTGCGGCGGGATGCGAAATAGCCGCGCGATCTCCGCCGTCTGGAAATTGCGCGTCTCGAGGAACTGCGCATCCTCCGGCGGCACGCCGATTTGCTGCCACTCCACCCCTTCCTCCAGCACGGCCACGCGGTTGCTCTGCGTCAATCCTTTATGCGCCAGCTCCCACCCCTCGCGCAGCTTTTTGGCCCCCTCGGGCGTGAGCTTGCCGGGGTGTTTGAGCACGCCGCCGGGCCGTGAGTCGTTGCCAAAAAACCGCGCGCCGTACTCTTCCGCGGCCAGCGTCAGCCCGATGGCCTGCCGCGCCATAGAGATAGGGCTGTACCCCACCACGCCGTCGCCGCCCCACAGTCGCACATGCAAGATGCGCTCTTTGGCGAAAATTTTATTCGCGCCGTCGGGCAGCCGGTAGCTGTAGTACAGTCTGCCGTTGTCGGCGCGCATGGGCGTCATGCAATCTGGGCGCAGCGGCCACAGGGCCACCACGTCCCCCGTGTAGTCGTCCAGCTCAATCTCCGCGTAAGCGTTGCCCCACAGCGCGAGGTGGCCTACCATGGTCTCGCGCCATTCCATGCTCGTCATCTCGCTGTTCGGCGCATCGTGTAGGATAGGGTACAGCGGATGCTCAGGCGCTCGCTCTTTGCCCCCGCCCGACAGCCGCCGATAGGTGAACAGCGGCAGGCTGCTGATCGAATCCGTGAGGATCGACACGCACGCAAAGACGGCTACGCTGTTTAACGCCGCCGCCGGCGTGATGACTTTGCCCGTCGCCGTGGGAGGCGTTGCGCCCTGGAGTATCAGGTCCCACTCTGCCAGGCTGATGTTGCCCGACCGCCGCTCCCACCACCTACGCACGTTGTCCCAGATGCTCATAAAATCGTCATCTCATAATCCGCGGAGTCGTACACCGACCCACCCCCCGCGCGCATGGCCCGATCGAGGGCCATCACAAGGCCCACGATCCCGTCGATGCGCCCTTGTGATTCCGCCTTGTCCGGCTTTAGATTGCCCGCTGGGTCTTGCCGCACCGCCACGTTGTTGGCCATCCAGCGCAGCACCGGGTTGTTGCCGTGGTGCAGCTTTTTCGCCAGCAAGCGCCGCTCAAACTCTTTCATCGGCATGGCCATGCTCAGGAACCCCTGCCCCATGCCAAACACTTTCAGCCCCTCGTCAGCCAGCTCTTGCGTCATCTGGTAGCCTTGGAACAGTCGGTCCACGTTCAGATCCACGAGCTGGAACTTGGCCGCGTCCTCCAGAATCTGCCGCTTGACGAAGCCATAATCTATCGCGTCTCCCTCGGTCACCTGGAGGGCTCCGCTCGCCGCCCATGCCTGATACTGCGCCGCGTATCGGTTCTGTTCGTCGTGCACCTTGGCCCGCGGGCACCAGAATCTCGCCAGAATGTCAAGCTCCTCCGGATCGTCCGCGCGGGGGAACACCATCACCCAGGCGGTCAGGTCTGACACAGCGGACAGGTCCAGTCCCCCATAGCACACTCGCCCCGCGAGCTCAGATTCGGACACCGTTCCGGCGTTTTCATCCCATAGGGACAAGTCGATCCATCGGTCGGTTTGCTGCGTCCACTGGTCGAGATGCAATCGTCGGAAGGCGTTTTGTGCTGCCGGGAGGCGTAACGCCCGAGCGCACTTGTTTCGTAGGTCATCCACTTTGACGCTGACGCCCAGATTCGGGTTGGCCCTTGCCCATCCTGATTCATCTTGCCAATCCTCCCCCTCGTCCAACTCCGCGATAAACGCAAACCATCGGTCATCCTCTATCGTCCCCGCCAGAACCTGCCGCGAGTATTCATAGTGTTCGTAGCACACCGATTCCCGGTCCGTCCCCGCCGTCGTAATCTCGATGATCAGCGGTTGCCGCCTGGCCCCGGTGGCCGTGTCCAGCACATCCACCACGTTGCGCGTCTTGTGCGCGTGCAGCTCGTCGATCAACGCGCCGTGGACGTTGAGCCCATCCATCGTATCCGAGTCGGCCCCGAGCGGCTGGAACTTGCTCGCCGTCGCCTCGATGCTCAG